TTGTCGAACCTATCACAAGAAACAGCAATGGTTTTACCTGAGGGTTACAACATTAGCTTTATCAATCCCTCTGGAACTCCCGACACCTTTATAGACATCAGAGAATCTCTAATTAAAGAGATTAATATGTTGATAACAGGTGAAGATGAAGCTGGTACTTCAGGGGCAGGTTCAAGAGCATCTTCAGAAGTCGCTTTGAGGGTTAGGGAAGTTAGGGCAGAAGAGCTTAGTCAGCTTTTATGTGAGGTTCTTAACCAAACCTTAATAAGATGGATTGTAGATGCTAATTTTGGTGTAGCTGTAGAGTCGCCTAGAATTAAACGAGACTTCTCTGTTGAATCTGATCTTAAACTTACTATTGGAGATTTAGCTACTTTATCTGAAAGATTAGGATTTACAGTTAAGAAATCTTGGGTTGAAGAAAATTTCAATGTCGTATTTGAAGAATCTAAGCCAGAACAGGGTGTAGAGGGCCTTTCTGTTGATAGTTTGGTAAATCAGGTTCTAGGGGAAGTTGATCAAGTCATGGGTGATGAAACCTTGACTGAGGAGGGTGTTAATCCAGAAGATATTGGAATTTCCGATGAACAAACTGATATTGAAGAGTTAGCGGATATGATCTTAGATGAAGATCCTAATATTGACGAAATTATTGATGAGGTATCTGCTGGAGGAGAAGTCGATATCGATCAAATCATAGATCAAGTTGTTAGTAGTTAATATGGGTAAAAAAATGTTGCGAGTGTTTCTTAAATATCATGTTAAAAGAAGTCAATATTTTTAAGGCAGGATTGCAAACTGCTGAAAGTGGAATGTCTAGAGAGTTTACTCTAAGTGAACTAGACGAGATTGTTAGCTCCTATGATCCACTAGCTCACGAAGCACCTATAAGAATTGGTCATGAGGATAATGATAAAGTCCCTGCTTGGGGTTGGGTAAAAGGTTTAATTAGGAAAGGAGAAGACCTTTACGCAAAGATTGATTTTTCACCCTTAGCCAAAGATTTTATAAAAAACGGGCTATATAGAAAAGTCAGTGCCTCCTTCTATTCTCCTGCTTCTAAAATAAATCCCCATCCTGGAAAGTGGAGTTTAAGACACGTAGCCTTATTAGGCGCTCAACCTCCTGCCGTTAAGGGATTAAAGGGATTTGCTTATGAGGAGTCAACAGGAGAGTGCTGGAGCTTCTCTTCTGAATTAAAGCCAGAAGAAGTTTATGATCCTGAACTTGGGCCAACTATGAAAAAAGATTTAAATCCGCTGAAAATGTTGAAAGACAAGATTGACAAAGCTAAAGAAGAAACAAAAGTAGAATCTAGTAAGGAAATGGACATGGTGGAAATGGAAGTCTCTATGAAAGAAAAATCTCAGAATAAAAAAGAATCTGAGGTTGACATGGTTATGGATGATGAGGAAGAAATGACCTTGAAAGAAAAACCTAAAGCTAAAGATAAAAAATCTTATGAATCAGAAATGGTTTCTGAAGAAGAAGATGATGATGAAGCAGATGAAATGGCTATGAAAGAGAAACCTAAAGCCAAAGGTAAAAAAGCTTCTGAACCAGAAATGATTTCTGACGAAGAAGAAGAGGAAGTAGAAGAGATGGCCATGAAGGAAAAATCAAAAGCTAAGGGTAAAAAAGCTTCTGAATTAGAAATGGTTTCTGAAGAAGAAGAAGAAGAGGAAGTAGAAGAGATGGCCATGAAAGAGAAACCTAAAACTAAAGGTAAAAAAGCTTCTGAACCAGAAATGATTTCTGACGAAGAAGATGATGAATTAGATGAAATGGCTATGAAAGAGAAACCTAAAACCAAAGGTAAAAAATCTTATGAGTTAGAAATGATTTCTGATGAAGAAGATGATGAATTAGATGAAATGGCTATGAAAGAGAAAGCTAAAAAAGCCAAGAAATCTAAGGAAAACGAAGAGCTTGCCAAAGCTATTGATAAGGAAGTTTCTAAGCTGCTAAAGGAACTCGATATCGAAGTTGAGGATATGCAAGAGCAGCTAGTAGAAGAAGTTGAAGTTGAAGACCTTAAGAAAGAGGGTCCGAAAAAAGTTTCTGTTACTTACTCTGAAATGGGGAATCCTGATTTAGACAGGATTATTTCTAGGATTAAAGAACTCGAAGAAGCTAACTCTAAGCTTAAAGCTGATGTAGAATTTGCTGAAAGAAAAGCATTTAGAACTAGCCTCAAGAGCTTTACCGATACCCTTTATGATAGTGGTAAGCTTACTGAGTCAGTAATCGAACAAAATGACTTGATTGATTACATGGAAGGTTTAGAGTATGGTACATACCAATTCTCTGAAGGTGAGAGTATTATCACTCCCTTAGTAAACCTTCTAAATCGCCTACCACAGGTTATCTCCTATGAAGAAATTGCTCCTGAGTCTGAAAGAGTTTACTCTGAGCCTCAAGATCCTCATGAAAAAGCCTTACAAATTGCTAAGGAAGAAGGCGTAAGCTACTCTGAAGCATTGAAAAAAGCTCTTTTCGGTTAATCATGACGACAATTACTAATTTGTCACAAATTATAGAAAGGAAGGATCACATTTGGGATTTAGCTAAAGAGTATAAATCCCAATGCCCTTCCCTTCTAGATTTGAATAACTTAATGGAAATTGAGTATGGGAAACTTAGCCTTAAGTCTGATTTAACAGTAGTAACTGAGACTGAGTATAACAGGTACTACACAGACTTAGGGTTATCAGGTTGTCTATGCGCTCTTTTAGTAGGACTTGATTCTACTCCTAAAAATCAAGGCGAGAAATTGTCCTTGTTTGCTAAGGTTTTAGATCAACTATCTTACTACTTGGGTAATATAAATATGTCAACCCAAGAATTCATCAACCCCTTCTATAAATGGTTCTGCTACGGGGAAGACCTGAAGTGTAGAAGATTAGGTTATAAAAATTCAAAACTTTTTATTTCAGAACCATGCAAGCACAAATGTAATTCCTGTAAAGAATACTCTGAACTAGGGTGGCAACCCTTAGGAGTTATTCCAATTCCGGGTTTTAAGTGTAATAGTCAAGAGTTATGCCGATGTAAGATTAAATACCGTTAGTATTTATTCTTGGGTATAGTAAATAATAGAGTCCTTAATTCTAACAATTGCCATGACCTTACCAACCTACGGGAGACAACTTATCAGGTTTGCAGAAACCTTTTATGTTAAACCCTCTCTTCAAGTCAACTCCTATCGCGTCGTTGTTTTAGACACACCCCTTACTAGCCCCTCCATGCCCCTCCATGTGAAAATGGGTAATGGCGCTGCTGTGGGTATCTCTCAGTTTCAAGTTGCCGATAATGATCCTGCAACTGGTTTTGCCACCGATGAACTCCGTACCTTGACTGTTGCTACTAGCGGTCTCCTCCTAGTTGAAGCCGATAGTTCTGTAGTAACTGCCGATGTGGGCACCGCCCTCTATGCTACCGCAGCGGGAATAGCTACTGACTCCCTTACTGTTGGTGGAGCCGCAGTAACTATCAATGGTGCTACCCCTACTATTCGCGAGATCGTAAGTATCGGCCCAACCCCTTACGTCCTTATTTCCATCTAATTTTAAGAAAAAGCCTACAGGAGAATTTCTCAAATGATGAACCTTAGAGACACTTACGGTGGTGTCGATCCAATTCTAACTACTCTGGCCCAAGGCTTCATGCTGCCAGAAACCTCTATTGCAAACTTTATTGCCCCAGTAGTAGATACTCCTACTCGTGCTGGTAAAATCCTACGTTTCGGTAAAGAAGCTTTTGCTGTTGCTGATTGCCGTAGAGCCTATGGTGCTAATATTCCTGCTGTTCAAAGCAGATTCGATACCGATCCTTATGCTCTAGAACAAGAAGTGATCGCTTGGGAACTCCCTGAAGAAGTCATCGAAAACGCTGGTGAAGGCCCCGCTCAAGTTGACCTACGGGAAATCGAAACCCGTAACGCTATGAGTAGGTTGATGAACTCCTATGAAGTAACGGTTTCCAATGCAGTATCTACTATTGCAAACTATGAACCAGGTGTTATTTCTGCTGGTGGCACTCTTGGTCTTGGTTACAGTGATTGGGGTGCTTATTCAACCGCTGCTGGAACTGTTGGTGTTTCTACTTCTGCTCAGGCTTGGGGTACTACTGGTAACAACCCTATTGTAGACGTTCTAAACTGGAAACGCGCTGTTTCTAATCAAATCGGTATCCGTCCTAATAGTGCTGTAATTGGTACTGCGGTTTTCGATAGCCTACTAACCAATCCTGCAATCCTGGAACGGATTCAATTTACTACCGCTGACTCCATTGACATTGATGTTCTTTCTCGTTACTTCGGTTTAGAAAGAGGTATCCGTGTTGCTGAAGGTAGAAAACTATCTTCTGATGGTTTGCTGCAACCCGTATTCCCAGAGAATGCCGTTCTATTGTTCTACAGCCCTCCTGGTGTATCCGATTCTGTAATGCCCGCTTCCGGTGCCAGTGCAGCTACCCCTGCATTTGCCTACACCTATCAACTCACTGGTACTCCTGCTGTACGTCCTGAGTACTACATTCGTGAGCGCCGTGTTGTTCGTGCAGAAATTACCGTAGAGCGCACCGTTAACATCACTGGTCTAGGTGCCACCAACAAATACGGTTCCGGCTTCTTTATCGAGAACGTATTTGAAGACTAATCTTTGAAACGTTTCCCATAAGGGGGGATAAAATGCCTATCTTAAAACCCATTGCAAAAGCTTCATTTATCGTTACCATTTCTGGATTTGAAACAATCTGGACTACATTCTCTGGAATC